TAGGTAGTGGTATAGCAGTTGTAGAAAAACGACCTGCAAATTGGATGGATGATGACAAATAGTCTATGTATTGTATGCAAAACTAATCCAAAAGAATTCAAAATTGTGGATGAAGTTTTTGTATGCTGTTTAGATTGTAATTATAAAGAGGAGGAATAATGGATAATTGGAAACGATTAGCACAAGCAATACTTGATGAGGAGGAACACCTTAACAAGCAAACAAAAGCATTTAGAAAGACTAGATTAGCTACAATAAAGATGATGAAAAATGAATTATCAATACAACAGATAGCTAGTTTATTAAAAATATCAAGACAGAGAGTATATAAAATACTAGAGGGAGGACAGGATAGTGCCTAATTTTAACTTAGATAACTACGAAACAGTAGAAGATAGACTTAAAATCTTTTGGAAAGACAATCCAAATGGTCGTGTATCAACAGAAGTCGTGCATTTAACAGATGATGGAACTTGTATAACTGTGAAAGCACAAATATTTATTGATAAAGATGATACATATGCAGTATCAACAGGCATAGCACAAGAAACTAAAGGGCAAGGTGGTTTTGCAAACAAAGATGCTTGGGCAGAGAACTGTGAAACATCTGCTATCGGTAGAGCTTTAGCTAATTGGAAGTATCAAGGTAGCAATAAAGCAAGACCAAGTAGAGAAGAAATGTCTAAGGTTGGCAACAACGAGGACAAAGTACAGGTCACTAAAGTAAGAACACCTAGAACTACTAATGCACAAAAAGAACAGATGAACAAAGTTGTTGATGAAATGGTTAAAGAACCTGCAAAGAAGTCAGTAGCTAGTCAACTTAAAGAACTTATGTCTGTTATGGTTAATGACCCAAAAAAATTACAACAGTATCAACGTGATAGTTATGTTGTTTGTGTGCAAGAACATCAGCTACCTGAAGAAGTAGAGGATTGGTCTAACGAACAGATGAATACATTTATGCAAGAGTTTGAAAAACAATTACCAACAGGAAACGTTAGTATTGTAGAAGATGTATTTGAAGTAGAAGAAGTTAAAGGAGGTGATACAGATATGGGAGAAGAGTGGAAAGAAAATCCTGCAAGTGAAGGTCAGTTAAAATGGTGTAAAGATATTGTAGTTAAAGCTACTGATAAAAACCTAGATGACTTAGCTGAACTTAAATCTCTTTGGAATAATGGAGATATAAATGGTGGAACTGCAAGTGAAATCATTAGCAGATGGAAAGACAAAGTTAAATAGTGTCTGATTTAGAAAAAGCAAGTGTTAATGTGCAGAAGTTGGCAAAGAGAATACAGAAACGTTTTCCTGATTATGACTTTAGTCAACCTGCACCACTTGATAGAAGATGTAAAAAAAGTTATGATGGCAACTGTCCTGTGCAAAAACATTTGAACTACGCAACTGATAGTGATGGTAATGATTTTTGTATTAAACAAATAAAGTTAACTAAGGAAGAAAACCCATACGCACATACAGTTATAACTTGTAATGCAATTATAAAAACTAAACAAGAAAAAGAACTAGAGATGAAAGGAATATTTTAATGCCGAATATATTTGATGACCCAAAATCTTTGAAAACTTGGGCAATAAAGTTAGCAAACGCATGTGGTGGGCAAAAGGTAGAGAAGTCTATAATGCTTACGCAAATAAATCCAACAAGAATAAAAGAGTTAATGGATGAATTTGTTAAAGACCACAACGAAAACACAATGAAAGTAGCAGAAGAAATAAATAAAGAGCAGGAATAGCTACAAAATTTTAAGGTTATCCCAACCTTTACTGTTTATTGTAAATGTAAGAACACCCGGATGTGACCATAAACCTGTACGTTCTGTGAAGTCTATTGACTTATCAAGACTAGGTGATTGAAACCAAGTACGATTACCCTGTTGTTTACTACGAAAATGATGGTAGTGTCCTGTAATTAAAATTTGACAATTTCCTGCAGGTAAATGTCCATACATCTGTCCTTTCCACCAATTCTCTATTTTGTTTTCAGGATTACCACCTCCACCTGTCATGTGACCATGTGTCCACCCACAATCTATGCCTTTTATGTTTAACACTTGATGAAAACCATCAGGAACTTCAACACTTACGCTTTTATATCTATCAGGATTAGCTTTCATTATCTCCTCACAAATTTGTAGATGCATTGTGTCGCTGTTGTCTAATCTGTTTGTGTACACCTGACCTTTACTGCTTCGTGTCATCTCTCCATGATTTCCGGGGCATCCTGCAAGTGTAAGTTTGTCTGCTAAAGGTAAGAATGTTTCTATAGTTTTCATTATCATTGAACGTGCAAGAGCATATTGTTCTATCATTGTAAGTTCAACATTGAAAGGTTGGCTATCATAAAAAGCAGCAGTACAGTTTTCTGTAAGGTCACCCAATCCTATCATGTAAATTTCATCTATCTTTACACCGACTTTACGTAGGTCTTTAATTCTATTTACTGCATCTTGTAAAGCTATATCGTACCTGTTTATAGTATTTTCTACGCCAAAATCACGCTTACCTAGTTGCCAATCTGCCATAAAAAATAAGAAAGCAGTATCACCACCTAATGTTTTCTTTTTTATTGGTGGTTTTTTCTTTGCTTGTTTAAATAATTCTTGAAAATACTTGTCATGTGCAGGATTTTTTTTGCGTACAACGCCTTTAAATGCGTAAAACGTTTCGGTCCTGCCACCTTTTAACTGTACATTCCACGAAGATGCACGAACTGAACCCTCAATGTAATATAACTTAGGGTCAAATCCCCAATTACGTAGTATTTCATCAAACTTATTTCTATAGTTTGGGTCTGTACCTACGTGTGTTATTTCACCATGACCTGTGCTGTCATTAATATCAACACCGGGTTGCCATCCTGATTTATAGAAGTTATTACCCCATTCTTCAGGTATTGGATTCTTTGTGATACTACCTCCTGTCAATATAAGTATACAGGATTATTTATAGTATATGTTTATTTAGATATTTGTTTTTTAGCGTAAGTCTTGACAACAGCTAAAGCTGCACCACCACCTGCTAAAGCAGCTAATTGTACAGTATTTGCATCAACTGAAATCAAAGGTGCTACAACTAATCCACCAAGAAACGCTTCAACGAAAGTCCAAAAGGTTCTTTCAAGCATATCTTTAAGTTCTTCACTCATCTTATACTCCCATGCTTCATTCCATGGTGTCCACGCAACATCCTTCTTGAATGTACCATCAGAATTTCTTTTTCTCTTAAATTTTTCTAACATTATCTTATTATCCTACCTCTAAGCATAGCTTGTGTTTGTATGACACCACCATTTACTTCAGAAATATCTTCTTTTAGTTCTTGTATTTTGTCCATAACTGTTCTAGCCAATATTACATCATCTGTAGATGCATTTGATAAAGGTTTTTGTAGTAGCTTAGTTATAGTTGTGTACTCTATGCTTACTTTTTTACCAAGTAACAACTCTTTTGCCACCTTGTTATATAGTTTTGAGTACGCTTTGCCTGAATGTCCGATAAACCCATCATCACTTATGTCTAAATCTTGTTGTGTTTCTCCTACAATTAAGCAACCTGATGTATGTTCATCTGTATTACCTGCATGTATAAGTATGTAAGTAAAGTTAGGTACATCTTGCAAATGCAACATACCATAATGTGCATTACCATATCTTTCTTTATACTTTGTGTGGAAACCACCAACAGTTCTAAACTTTATATCGTATGTTCCTTCAGGTATGCAAGTTTCGTGCATAACTTTTACTGCTTGGTATTGGTCTTCTAATGTATAACATTCAAACAGACCATCAACTAACAATATTCCATTGGTCGCATCAGTTCCCATTTGAGTTCTAACAACTGTGAGTTTCACCTAAACCTCCATTCTTGCAATCACATATGCTTATGTGTGTGCCTTTATCATTAGTGTATGTGTGACAGTTACTTACCCCCACAACATCCACCACCACAACATTCCATTATCTACTCTTTCCTTTAGGTTGTTTGTCTTGTTTTTCTTTCCTAAATCCTATTGTTAATAACCACACACCAAGTGTAATTACTGTAGCTAAACCTGTAATTTGCTGTGCCGAACCTGTCAACGTAAGTGTCGCAATCACTAGACCCACCAAGGTCCACGAAAGGTTTAACGTTTCTTTAATTATTTCTATAAACCAATTCCAAATTTTTTTTATCATAATGTTTTCCTAAACATAAAAGATGCCATAGTAGCTATTCTAGTCAAAATAACCGGCACTACAACTTCTTGTGCTTTTTCCTTTTGGTCTTGTGTAAGGTCATCACCTATGTTTGATAGGTTTATTTCTGTAATATTATTTAAATCTACAAAAACTTCTATAGGATTTTCTAAAAATGCTTCATACTGTACTTCTGTAACAACATCAGCAAGTGTGTAATCCTCTACATCAGCGTTCTCTACTGCTCTCTCTACATATTCTTCTACTGCTTCAGCGACTACTTCATCTGACTTAACTGCTTCTGCAATAATTTCAACATCTTCAGCTTCAACTTGTAGTACTTCAGCAACAACTTCAACTTGTTCCTCTGTAAGTTCTTCAACATTTTCTATTGCTTCCTCTACTACTTCTTGCACTATTTCTTGTACTTCTTCTGTAGCTTTATCTAAGTTTTGTACACCAACATCATTAACTTCTTCAAGAACCTCTACAACTTCTTCTGTGGTGGCTTCTTCAACAACAATATCCTCAATGATTTCTTCAACTTCAGATACTTCCTCAATGACTTCTTCTTCAGAAAGTTCTTCTGCAGGTTTCTCCTCAACATCTTCCTGTATTGGCTCATCCAAAACTTCCTCGACCACTTC